AACTTAATGATGGGTTTAATCATAAAATATTAATTATATTTTCATTATTCTTTTTTCTTTAGGCATTTAAGTATTTGAATAATTAAGCGGGCACTCTTCATTTTTCTGCCTTCTTCTTGATAGTACTGTTCAAAAAGGGCATAGAAGGAGATATGGATTTTTTCAGACTCAGGATTAGCCTGTTCAGATTGTAATTCTAATAATTTTTAGCGGCCCATTGTTCACACTCATTCGCAGTATCTCGAGTAGCTGTATAACGTTTGCCTAAATAACGGACAGTGATACGCCACGCGTCTCCGCGCTTAACTGGCTTTTGCATAATAACACTCCAAATTTCATGGTACTGCAATGGAAATATAAAGCGTTTTTTAATGCGAATTTTGAATTGACCTATAAACAATAAAAAAACACCTAATCCTTTCGAATTAAGTGGTTTTTAAATTTTGGAGCGGGAAACGAGACTCGAACTCGCGACCCCAACCTTGGCAAGGTTATGCTCTACCAACTGAGCTATTCCCGCAATGTGAGCACATTATAGAGTGTTTCATTAAAGTGTCAACACTCTTGTGATCTAATTGAACGTTTAATCAGCACGACGCCAAACTGTACCTTGACGGGTGTCTTCGAGAACTACACCTTGCTCAAGTAAAGACTGACGAATAGCATCTGCCTTCGCAAAGTCTTTAGCTTTTTTAGCATCAACACGTTGTTGAATAAAATCTTCAATTTCAGCATCAGACAAAGCAAGCGCTTCTTGTCCAATATCTGATTTTAAGAAATCGTCTACATTGTGTTGTACCAAACCTAAAATGTTAGTGAGATGACGTAATGTCGAATAAAGCACAGTCGCTTGGTCAGCTTGCTCTTCTTTTACAGCACGGTTTAACTCTTTGTTCAGTTCAAACAATACAGCCATTGCTTCAGCAGTATTGAAGTCATCACACATTGCGTTGTTAAAACGTTCAATAAAGCTTTGATCAAGCGTTTCAGTTGTCGTTTGACCGTACACTTGTTGGTAAGCTTTAAATGAATGATAGAAGCGAGTTAAAGAAGTTTTTGCTTCTTTAAGTGCTACATCAGAGAAGTTCACAGGACTACGATAGTGTGAAGACACAATAAAGTAGCGGATCACTTCAGGGTGGAATTTCTCCATCACGTCACGAATCGTAAAGAAGTTACCTAAAGACTTAGACATCTTTTCACCATCAACGTTAATGAAGCCAACATGCATCCAATAGTTTACATATTGCTCGCCAGTCGAAGCTTCACTTTGCGCAATTTCATTTTCATGGTGCGGGAACATTAAATCTGAACCACCACCATGAATGTCAAAGTGATTGCCTAGGCAGCAAGTCGACATTGCAGAACATTCAATGTGCCAACCCGGACGGCCATTACCCCAAGGAGATGCCCAAGATGGTTCGTTTTCTTTTGCATGTTTCCAAAGTACAAAGTCAAAAGGATGTTTCTTTTCAACTTCTACATCAACACGCTCACTTGCGCCAGCTTGCATATCATCAAGCTTACGACCAGAGAGGCGACCATATTTTTCAAATTTGGTGACTTCAAAATAAACATCGCCGTTTGAAGCAGGGTACGCAGCGCCTTTATTCACCAGATTGCCAATCATATTTTGCATCTGGTCGATATATTCCGTTGCTTTAGGTGCTTCATCAGGAGCTAAACAGCCTAGGTTCGCTGCATCTTCATTCATTGCATCGATGAAACGAGTAGTGAGTTGTTGGATTGTTTCACCATTCTCATTCGCACGTTTGATGATTTTGTCGTCAATGTCGGTAATGTTGCGAATGTAGCGAACATTCCAGCCCTGACTACGCAAGAAACGAATAATGTAGTCAAATGCAACCATAACTCGAGCATGCCCGATATGACAGTAGTCGTAAACGGTCATACCGCAGACGTACATAT